AATAAGTATAGCGCAATTGAAAAAGCAAAAATAGGGCAAAACATCATAGATGCTTTTGATGACAAGGCTAAAGCTTCATGAGTACACTTATCGCTTAGTCAGCAATAAAAAACACTTAGCTTAGTTAAGCGTTTTTTATTGGTACAAATGCTCAGAAAAGATTCTCCCAATTTATTGACATTACTGGGAGAACGATCTATGATAGAAATGTAAACAAAACACGGAGAAGTAACAATCATGAACACAGAACAAACTGGATTTAAAAAGTTTAAAGCCAACAGACTTCGTATTTACGAAGATGGTTACATCGGTCCCCACGGATGGTACTGGGAAAGTCACGCAATTGCTAGTTTTATAGCAAAAGCTATTCAGACAAAACACGGCCATAATATGACTGACGTTCTAAATTACACCACTATCTATGTCTCGGAGCTAGTTAAGGTTCCTGCGGGAGGTTTAGCTCGCGGATGTCACGACACACTCTACAGCGTGACGGCTTTAGTTGATTTGTCCCTAGAGTTGCCGACGGAAAAAGAGATATACGCCGCTTACAAACACAATAACGCCCATTTCATCGGCGTAGAGGCTATAAAAGGCGGTTATCACTTTTATAGCATTTGGTAATAAGCAACTAAGTCAAAATGGGGATAATTCCCCATTTCATATTAACACTAACAAAAACCACTATGATCTTAATCTTATCTCTTGAATTGGAAGATTTTGAAGTTTTAAAATCTTCTATTCAGAAAATCGACAACATTGACACTAACTTAAGTCTTGTTAAGCTACAAGATTACTCTTTATCGGGCATAGCCTTGACAAGAGTAGCTTTAATCTGTGATAAGCCTCCTCAGATAATCGCAAAAAAAGGAATCAACTTTTCTACAGAAGCAGTTATCCCTGAAACCAAATACTGCGTTGCTTGCTTAGTTTTAGGTAAGTTTACGCCACTCAATACCCGTAACAATTCTGGATACTGCTTGGAACACCGAGAACTCGATCCTAAACGAAAACAGGATCAACACCAACGTTACAAACAAAGACGTAGTACAAACGTTCAGAAATAATTCTCCCATCTACTTGATTTTATTGGGAGAATTTTGTAAGATAAGACTAGGCAAACAAACACAAGAGGACAAAGTTATGACTTCCATTAATGATGATTGGTTACTTTACGAGTATGAAACATTGGTACTTATCAAGCATATCGAAAAAAATCTCAATCAAATTAACCAAAGATACTTTGAGGGAAACCACGGAATACTAAGCGTCACCGATAACGGCAATTATGTTACAGTCAAAAGACAGGGTTTATCTGTTGCTGACTATGACACTCAAAAGCTTTTTGACGCACTAGAAAATTTTAGTCAAGAAGAGTACGAGCTTTCCTGTTACGATCTTTGGGATTATTTCGATCATTGTAAATACACCCCACAAGAGGACAAAAAAATGACTTCAAATATCGAACTTTACGAAAAAGCCACAATTATCAGGTTTTTCCAAAGCACCCTCAATCAAATTAACCAAGAGTGTTTCGGAGAAAAATTGTCAGTCACTGATAACGGTGATTATGTTACGGTCAAAACGCAAGGGTTATTTGTTGCAAATTATGACATCCAAAAGCTTTGGAACGCACTAGAAAACTATGATCAAGAGGACTGTGTTAAATTTGATAATTTGTGGGATTATCTTGATAATTGTAAATACATCCTTCCAGAAAATCAGGAAACTGAAAATGAGTTAAAGACTGATGACGAGTTATCTTTTTCTGAAAAAACACAGGTTGCCCTCGTTGATTTGTTGTTAAGTGAACCTGACTTAGAATACCAAGAGTTCAATAAAGCATGGATTGAAAAGGAAACCTTAAAATGGGAAAATATTGAATTGACTCAATCTATTCAAGAGATGCACAATCTCAGACGGCGTGAACTTAAAGAAGGATCTGAGATTATTAACCACTTGACGGCCCGTATTCATGAATTAAAACAGGACAAAGAGTCTAGTGGAGCATGGATTGAAAACTTAAAGCAACGAATACATGATCTTGAATGTACAGTTTCTCTACTGCAAAAAGAAACAAATCAAATAACAGTTCTAAACGAATCTGTTACTCAATTACAAATTCGTATTTATCAACTGGAACAGGAAAACAAGCAACTAAAAACCAATCAACTAGAAACCAAACTAGAACCTAAACTGACGGATAACAAGGCTAAAAAACCTAAATTTAAATTACCAGAAAACTTTGCTGACTACCAACAAGAGTGCGACGACTTAATTGACGCATTGTCTTGCTTTTACAATATCAAAAAAGGTAAATGGGGAAAAGACATTCTCCAGTTTATTCTTACTCCCAACGATACCGAAAAAGCAAAGCATCCATATCCTGACAAGTGGAAAGCAGGGCTATATTTACATGGACAGTGGACAGTCGATAAAGTCAATCTATCCGACCCTGATGAATGGAAAGACTGGTTCATGGATGTCAACGACTTCGCTGACGCTAACGACATAGAGATTAGTTAGTTTCTAGTTATCAGTTATCAGTAGTACACTTGTTCAGAAAAGATTCTCCCAGATAGTTGACATTACTGGGAGAACGATCCATAATAGAAAGTAACCAAAACACAGAAAAACAAGATTATGGATAACGCTAAACAACCAATCGAAACAACACAAATTTCTGAAACTGAAATTAAAAAGGCTCAAATTTTCTGCGAAGAGATTGAGTTATTTGCTCAATCTTTAAATCAGAAAGCACAAACATTGCTAGACAAATATCCGTCGCTGTAATCAGTTATTAGTTATCAGTTGTCATCCGTCAAAAAGTGTGTGATTGCTTTATTGGCTTGATTTTCCGAGATTTTTGGCAGTCCTGCGATCAGTGTAACTATAGGTAAATCTACAAACTACAAAAAGATAATAAAAAAGTTTGACAAACTACTTGACATATAAACATATACCTGTCATTATAGGTATATACCAAAACACCAAAGGAGTTCACGATTATGACTACTGCTACCATCGACAAAATTGATTCTCAAGTCGCTGACATTCAAAATGAGATTGATTATCTCAAATCTCAAATTGAGATTTTCCAAGCCAAGCTATCTGATTTAGAAAATTTAAAAGCGCAAAAAGAAGCGCAAAAAGAAAGAGTTCAAAAGTTTGAAGACAAAACCTCAAAAGTATTGACAGAAGCAGAGTCCCTAAATGTAAAGATTCCTTCAAAAGAAGAATTTGAAAAAGTCTATGATATTCCTTATTATCAGGGCGGACTGACCGATCAAGAACGAAAAATCCTTTGGAAGCTTCCCTATCATTTGGAAGAGGTCATTGCTGAGGATCAATGTGTAACAAAATCTCGGTTATCTGGGATTAAAAGCAGTCTTTACAAAAAATTTGGGTTGCAAGGTACGCCTTGCCAAAAAACCATAGCACTTAAAGCTATGTCTGTTATGTATCTTAGCTAGTCTCATTAGGGTTTAAGAAATATTTCTTAAACCCCTTGACATATAAACATATACCTGTCATTATAGGTATATACCAAAACACCAAAGGAGTTCAAAATGTTAAAGTTTAAACGACAAGCACCCGGTCACTATGTAGCAGGAAATGTAGAAATCAAAAAAGGTGTGGGAATTGATCAAGATAAGTGGTTCTGTTATTTTCCTGATGATAAAGTATCTTACCGCCGTAGCTATGAAGCGGCTAAGGCTTGGTCAGAAAAATATATGGAAAAACTACAGACATATAAAGTCACAGTCAATGTCAATCAAGTTAAGACTGTCAAAAAACAAGCGACGACCAGTAAAGAACAGTCTTTACAACACAAGTTATCTCGCCACCTAAGTTATGTGGTTGGTTCGGAATCGTTAGGTTGTGTCAATACTGGACGCGCCGCTTGTATAGCACATTTATCTGTTAACGGAAAATCCTTTTATGTAGTCGGTTTTGAGGGTGCTGTTACCGACACCATTTTCGAGAGAATTATCTTTAAAATTAAAAAAGATTTGCAGTCTGGACTCTTTCAAGATCGCTATCAGACCGAAGTATGGGGTAGCATTTCGGTCTTTAAAAGTTTCAAAGAAGCCGAAAAAGCCTATCGCAAAATGGATGACAAAACAAGAAAACAGAACGAGGAAGATCGTCAAGCAATAGCAGAAGTAAAAGCAAAAGCAAAAAAAGGAGACATGGAGTCAGTATTTGCATTGTCAGACTACGGGGTTATTTGAAAAATATTTTCCAAACCCCTTGACAACATACAAACATATCCCCTACAATGGGGATATAGAGAAACAAACACAAAGGAGATAAGCAGATGCTTAACAGAAAAAAACGTACAATAGAAATACAAATTGAATACAAAAAACAAAGACTTTCTGTAGTTGAATTACAAATTAGAAAACACCGAAATCCTGGTAAATACAAAAAAGAAAGAGACTTGATTTTGTCTGAAATTGAAAAAATGGAAGCCTTAATTAATGCAATGTCCTAAATGCCAATCACAGAGAATCTCTAAAAAAGGGTTCTCTGTGTCAGGAAAACAGAGATACCGATGTAAGGATTGCAATCATCATTTTACTGGTAATCCGGCAGGAAAACCCTCCCACCCTGATTCAATGACTAACGCCGAAAGATGTCGTCGTTATCGGCTGAAAAAAAAACAAAAAAACACTTGACATACAAACATATACCTGTCATTATAGGTATATACCAAAAAACCAAAGGAGTTCACGATGACCGAAAAACTACCCAATCAAGTCGCATTAGAAATGGTGAACTTACCAGCAGGTGAGTTTCTCATAGGCTCTCCTGATAGTGATCCCGATGTTCAAAATCATCAAAAGCCTTCACACCAAGTTAAAGTCAACAGTTTTGCGATTGGCAAATATCCGGTGACTCAGGAACAATATCAAGCAGTAATGGGAACCAATCCCTCTCACTTTAAAAATAATCCCCAAAATCCGGTAGAACAGGTTAGTTGGGACGATGCTAGAGCTTTTTGTCAGAAATTGAGTCGAATAACCGGTAAAACCTATCGCCTACCCACAGAAGCGGAATGGGAATATGCTTGTCGAGCAGGTACAACTACTACATATTATTTTGGTGATGATGCTAATCAGTTAAGAGATTATGCTTGGTATAGCGAAAATTCTAATGACACAACTCATCCCGTAGGACAGAAAAAGCCCAATGGTTGGGGACTGTATGACATGAGTGGTAATGTTTGGGAGTGGTGCGAAGATAGTTGTCTGCGCGGCGGTTCTTGGTTCATCAATCCGAGGTACTGTCGCAGTGCGGTTCGTTTCTGGCTCTTCCCCGGCTTCCGCTTCAACTTCAGCCTCGGTTTTCGAGTTGTCTGCGACAATTAGTCAGTTATCAGTTATCAGTTGTCAGCAACGAATCAACGGGAGTAATTATGCTATCATTTCAAGAGTTTCAAGAACAAGTTTTGAACGTTCTTAGTCCAAGTGAAAGAGAATGTAAGTTTTGGAAAAGTTGCTCAAGTTTCTCGGCAGATATTAATTATCATGGCGTAGAATATGTATCTTTTCAGGTAAGATACATAATAGACGAGAAAAACTGCAATTGCGGGCAGTGGTTTATTCAAAAAACTTACACGCAAGAATGTAACACTTTTTCGGATTCTTTAACTCAAGGCATAGAAACTATTGGTAAACAAACCACAGAATGTATTAACGGTGAGTTACAAGTTTTTTTTAAAATTCAAAAAGGATGGAGAAACGTTAAATTTAAAGAATTGTTTGAGTCTTTAATGATAAATTAATATCTCACCACGAGACATAAGAGTTGACTATCCGTAATCGGTTAGTCTAAAGTTGCTATAATAGCTGTAAGTTATCCTTACAGCTATTTTTTAATGATTAACTGGAATCTAGGAAGACAATTAGCCATTGAGTCTTTTAATGAAATGGTGGGCGAATTTGCCCAAGAGATTAACTTTCAGATAAAAGATACTAAATGGAACTGGCCACGGGAGACTGTACGAAAAAATGGCGGTGTAGTTGGCTCACCCCGGGACATTGTAGATACAGGTGAGCTAAAAAATAGCCAATTTATTGAAGATGTATCAGATACCTATAAAGTAATCGGGTACACGGCTGATCATGCCGCTCTTGTCCATGAAGGGTATCAAATAGAGCGTAACGATGGGACGGTGACAGATGTTCCCGCCCGCCCATTTATCGACACGGCTATAGAAGACTATAATCCAATTGAGGCTTATAGTGAAATCTTAAAGGAAAAATTAAATGAGTGAATCAGAATTAAGAGATATTTTATTA